GCCCAAAGTTGAACATGGCGCTGCCCGGTGCTCCCTTGCCGCCGATGTAGCCTCCCACTTTTTCAATGTACACCACGTCACTCTGCGACAGGTAGTTGATCATCACCTCACGCACGTCGCCATCGGTGTCGGGCATTGGCTCAACAACCACCCGGTTGTTTGCGAAGTGCGCGATGCCACCGCTTGCACCGGGGTCGATTGCTAGTATGCGTCTCATCGTGCGGCCTTTCGCAGGTAGGAGGCGATAGCCTTGTCGGCCACGGCCTGTAGTTTGAGGCCTGCCTGTAGACAGTAGCTACGCAGGGCTTTGTGGGTTTCTGTGCTCACGTTTACGGTTTTCGGTTTGGTCATTTCGGAAGGTGTTTCTTTACGCGGAGCCAGTACGCCTCGGTGGCCTTTTTCTTGTCACCGCTGGGTCCGCCTCCGTTCCACTTACGGGCGAGCTGCTCGGTGCTGCAGTTCTTCCCGTAGTGCGTCAGGTAGGCCTCGCACACTGCACGGGCTTGCGCTCGGTTGGTCATCTGCTGCCACTGGTAGTGACTGCCGGTGAACTTGTTCACGTCCAGAACCACCCCGCGGTGGATCTGTAGGGGGCCTAGGGCGCGTCCGTTGTCTCCGACGGCCATATCGTTGCCGGATGACTCAACCGCGATCAGGGCAGTGATTAGGTTGGAAAGATTGCTCATGGTGTGAAGTTGGACTTGCGCGTTGTCCAGTCGCGCCCCTGTGCTCCGTATTCCTCACGAGCCGGATGGGGTGATAACGGTCACCCGACCGTAGAGTGGGTTAGGCTGCGAGCAGTGCGTCGTCTTCTTCGCGGAGTTCGCGTTGCCTCACTTTGTGGAGTTGTCCCGAGTTCAAGTGCAAAAACTCCACAGCAACTATGCGCTCCCCAACGTCAATGAATTGGATCTTGTAGATTCGCAGTCCCGACAAGAATCGTGCTGGATGCGTCATCTCAACGGTCTTGATGAGCTTTGGAAAAGTCATGTTATTTGATGGTGTGAGTTAGAGTTGAGATGCGATGTGGTTGGCCTTGCCACCGTTTTGGAAGTTCTCTAGCCAAGACCATACGGTCTTCGGCAACTTGAGATATCCATCTTCGTCCTCCTTGATCAGTCTCCAGTTGATCTCAAGACGACCCTCATTGGCAGCGAATACGAGACTGGCGCTGCCACGCTTCCAAGTTACCTCGTGATCAATTTCACCGAGGCTTCGGCTGCTGATCACTCTGACCCCAAGTGGTCCGGTGGTTATGATTTGATTGCTCATGGTGCAGTTCCTTTCGACCGGAACAATTTGCCACGAACTTCTTAACACGTCTACAGAGAAATGCAGATTTCTGTAGATTTTGAAGAATCGCCAATGTTTACCGAGTCGAAACCGCTGTCACTTCTGCGGAACGTAGGGCTCCCCGGGGTGCTCCTGAGCGTGCTCTGCGAACGCTGCGTAAGCCCTGAGATCGACGTAGTTGTCGGCATGGAACACCCGGGACGACCGATGCACCTTGAAGGCCACCATCATCAGCTCGACCAAATGCGCCGGCAGTGCGTGCGGAAGCGTGATCCCGTAGTGCTGCTGGATCAGGCCTGTCCATGAGAGACCGATGTTCAGGTGGCTGTGGTGCGGTTCACCGTAGACCTTGCCGCGCTGCTGGATGGTTTCTGTGACGACGTCGCTCATTTGATCTGCCGGTAGTGTGGTATTGGATAGGCTCCGCGGGTGGGTGTCGGGATCCGGAACTTCCGCATCTCCATGATCCCGTTTTCGACTGCGATCATCAGCATTCGGTTTGTCTGGCTGATGCACAGGTTCCAAACACTGCCCCACTGCCGAGCGGTTTTCCACTCGGAATCGGGAGCTTGTGGGCGATTTTGAAGCTCGTTGCGTATTTGCCTTAGAAGCTCGGCAGATTCCATTTGGTTTCTCCTTGTGACCACTGATGCACGTAGAGCTGCGCCGAGTCCTCGGTGTACTCGCCAAACACGATCCCGTGCGACCAAGCTAGCGTACCCCTCCGCCGCAGCGCGTAATCCATGCAAGGCGCGTCCGCAAGTGTCCCCGGGGACAAGCACACCGGATGGTCGCTCCGACGCCCTGTAGCCATCCCTGCGCGATGCGCATGGGCCACCACGGTGTGGCCCCAAGTCTCCGCGGTATCGCGCAGGAAGTTCTCGCCGTACAACAGGCCGTGGCCCCAAGAGAAACCGCCTAGCTTGTACCAGCTCCGAGGCAGCACATCATGGGTCTTGATGATTGTGTGGGCGTGCCGTTCGATGGGCTCGAGCATCCGCTGCCAGATAGCCTCGGCAAAGCCGCGCACAACGGCATTGTGGTGGGTCAATAGGCGACGGGCTCGTTCATCATGGTTCCCCACGAGAAAAACGGTAGGCCGCAAGGCCCCGAGAAACCTCCGCCCCTCGTCGATATCGTCAAGGTAGTCGTCTGCTGCATCGGAATCGCCATCATTGTTCAGGGCTCCTGCACGAAGACTCGCAAGGTCATAGGCGTCCCCAAGGTGAATGACCTCATCGGGCTTGTACTGCTCGCGGAATAGGAGGGCAGCAGCAAGCGCATCACGATTGGCCCGGTTGCCGTGAGAGCATCCGATAGCCATGACACGCTTGCGTGCTGGAACAATGTTCACTCCAGATTGCAAGCGGTAATTTGACCCGATTGCAAGCCGCTACCGGATCACGGCCACGCGGAGTAGACCACCGTGCCCTGCCCATTGGCATCCACAAGCTCCACAGCATTCACGCCTTTGAGCTTCGCAAGCGATGACAGCAACTGGGTGTCGTTGTTTGCCTGAGCGATGCAGGTGGCAACGATGTCTGCGTCGTCGTAGGAAGCGGCCAGAAGCTCCTTGGTACGGTCACGCCAGACACGGATGACACGGCCACCAGAAAGCGGTACGCGCCGCATTGATTCGACGCACGGGAATGTGTGTTTCACGAGTTTAGATTAGGTCAACGCAACCGATTTCCAAGAGGTTCCGTTGTGGATCCACAGCGTGTTGCTGTTGGTGTTGTAATACAAAGGCACGTTACTGCCCGTCACGTTGGTCGGAGTGCTGGAAGGATTGGCGGTAGATGCCGGGATGTAAATGAACCCATCAGGCATTGAGGAGTAACCACCGGGGCCTTTGATGTCGCCGTTGACCTGATTCCACGATGCGCCCTTGATCAGCTTGCCGGTGCTTCCATCGAACAATACGAAATTGCCCGAGGTAGCGGAGGAAGGCCCGACAACGTCTCCGGTGCCAGTCCCTGTTGCTGCAATGGTGATCGTGCCTGAACCGTTGGTGATCGTGATGTTGGTGCCAGCGGTCAGCTTCGCACGGGCGAGAGTGCTTCCTGACGTCTTTCCAATGAGCAGATCGCCGTCGGTGTAGACGTTGCTTTGACCAGTGCCGCCATTGAGCGGTTTAAGAATCCCGGAGACCGCTGCCGTATTCAGAGCAATCGCAGGGACATCAGCCGCTTGGATGCTGCTCATCTCCACCACGGTGCCATTTCCGCGCAGGAACTGTCCGCTTGTGGCCGACCCTGCAAGATTTGTGATGGCCGCGGAAGCAGTGGTCGCTCCGGTTCCGCCATTGTCGATGTCGAGCGTGCCTGCAAGCGTGAGCGTGCCCGAGCCCGTAATCGGTGTGCCAGTGAACGACAGGCCGGTGGTGCCTCCCGATGCCGACACACTCGTCACCGTGCCCACGTTGGACGTGTAGCCGTTTGGATTGCTGGCCGGATAAGCGCCCAGAGCGGTCAGCGCATCTCCCGCACTGGTTGAACCTGTTCCACCCTTGGCTATCGGAAGCGTGTTGCTCGTGCCGTTGTTGAGATCGACAGTGCCCCACGATGCCGCTGATCCGGTGCTCGTCAGCACTTGATACTGACTGCCAACAGAGGTGAGGCCTGTGCCACCGTTTGCAATAGGGAGCGTATCGGTAACCTGAGACGACAGGCTGACATTTGAGAGCGTTCCGCCCAGCGTCAAACTGCCGCTTGAAGTTACTGTTCCCGAAAGGCTGATGCCGTTGACGGTGCCCGTTCCGCCAACGCTGGTAACTGTGCCTACGTTGCTCGTGTAACCGTTTGGATTGGCTGATGGATAGGCTCCGAGAGCTGTAAGCGCATTGGCCGCAGTGGTTGCCCCAGTGCCGCCATTGGCGATGTCCAGAGTGCCTCCGAGCGTGATCGTTCCTGAGTCCGTTATCGGACCTCCGGACGTAGTTAGCCCAGTGGTTCCTCCGGACACGCTCACAGATGACACGCTTGCCCCAGCAGTGATGCCGTCCAGCTTGGTGGCGTATGTGCTGGTCATGTAGCCGTTCTGCGAGCTTGTGGCAACGTATTGGCTAATGACCGGCGTTGTGCTTCCGGTGGCAACGATGATGTTCGCACTTCCAGAAGCCGAAACATTGGTCACCGTGCCAGCATTGCTGGTGTAACCGTTAGGATTCGATGCTGGATACGCCCCGAGCGAAGTCAGTGCATTGGCAGCACTGGTTGCCCCGGTGCCGCCGTTTGTGACCTCAAGCGTACCTGCCAACGTAATTGTTCCAGAACCCGTAATAGGGCCACCGGAAGTGTTCAGGCCAGTCTCACCACCGGACACGTTGACGCTGGTCACAGTGCCACCGGGGTTGGTCGATGACAGCGTGTTGCCGGTCATCGAAAGGTTGGACCCTAGGCTGATCTCCTGAATGGTTGGTCCCGAGGAGTTGCTACCCAACAGCTTGGCATTTCCCGAGGCATCCTGAATCTTGCTGTAGGTGACCTTATTTGGACCGATGGTAGCAGCGAATGACCCTGTGCCAGAACCTGTCACATCCCCGGTGAGCGTGATCGTCTGGTCGCCTGTGTTGTTGCCTGATGTAGTTCCCGAGATGTTCGATCCGGCAATCGTGCCGGAAGCAGCCACCGATGTGGGCTCGATATTTCCAAGAGTAAGCGAGCCGCTGGATACCGATATCCCAGCACCAAGCGTAATCTCATCGACAGCTCCAGCACTGTTTGCGACACGCCCAAGCAAACGATTTGATGCGCTGACAGTTAGTCCAGAAGCCGTGATGGCACCGCTTGCTGCAGCGCCTAGAGTGGTGCGCTGATTGGCAGCGCTTGTATCGTCCAGAATGGCCCTGCCAGCCGCGGTACAGGTGATTTCCTCTATCTGACCAGCACCGGCAGACTGACGGCCTAGAATGCGGTCTGTAGCGCTGACAAACTGCATCTTGTCGTAGGTGACAGCCTGCGGGGCAATTGTGGTGGTGATCCGGCCTTCGCCCTGCCCTGTGACATCACCTGTCTCAAGGATGTAGTCGCTTGACTCGGTGATGATGAAGTCGCCGTTTTCAGCCAGCAACCTGTCGCCGCCAAGGATTATCACCTGATCGCCTGTATTGACGCCTAATAGGTTCGAACCGGTGACCGTAGCGCCTGCACTGATAGCTCCCGATGCTGCCACGCTGGTGGGCGTAATGGCACCGAGAGACAGCGTGATAGCCGGGGTGGTCGTGGGATCGGCTACGCTGCCCGACACGCCGTTTGCGGTGACGACCGATACGCTTGTAACCGTTCCGCTACCAGCCGGTCCCGGTGGGCCAGCAGGACCTGCAGGACCAGCCGGTCCTTGTGGCCCCTGCACGCCGGCACCGCCCTGAGGCTTGGTCATCCCGGTGTCGAGCCGGGTGATCTCCAGCGTGGTGTAGATCTCGGGCTGTCCGATGTTCGATGCAATACCAAGGCCGTCTGCATGACCGCCGCGCTCAACGTAGTATTCCAGCCGGTAGACGGTGTCCTTGTGCGGCGTGATGCGCAGGTTCAATGACACTTCCATGTCTACACCATTGTTTATGTAGAGCGATGGGCCGTACCCGATGACCACCGAGTTGGTCACGTCGTAGATCCGCAGCCTAGTTCCCTGTGTGTGGTGAAACGGTGCCAATACCTTCACCTGATAATTGCCAGCGGCCACCTTCCACTCATTGGACGCAAGATCAATGATCAGGCTATTCGGATCGCTGCTGATGGTGTTGAGCGTTCGGGCTGTCCACACAGCAGTCACCGCTGTGCCGCCTGCGACGTTGTTGTTCTTCACGTCCTGCAGCACCGCAATCTTCAGCGTGAGGCTGTCGACGTCCTTCCTCAGCTTGTTGATCAGGCTGGTGCTGGTCTGGCTGTCGTAGCTCATTTGGCTTTACGTCGAAGGATTCGTTGAGCCTCGTCAAGGCTGCTGGCGATGCCTATCAGGCTGCCTGCGGGGCCGTAGAGGCGAAGTGAGCCTTTAGCCTTACCCGGGAGCGCACGGTAGCCGCCGGTGAATGTGTAGGCACCGGGCATGGCGGAGTCGGGGGAGGGCATCATGTCCGCCGGCATATTGCGGATGGCGATTGCCGCAGCCACGCGCCTAGGAGGAACGGCCCACAGGTTCTCAGGGTCGAACCGTTCGATCTCAGTCGCCTTCTTCAGGCGGACAGGATCTTCCATGCCGTCGTACAGAGCGCCGTAGAGCCGGTAGCCCTTCTCAAACAGGTCCATGGCCTCGCGGTGGTCCTTGACGCTACGGCCCGAGGCCATGTCGCCGGCGGGCATATACCGGAAGTCCTGAGGATTGCCGTACACAGGGTTCTTCACGAACACTGTGTTGCCGACGCTAAAAGACTCGGAGCCACCAGTGACGGGCTGATCGGTGCGCTTGTCGTAGAAGTAGGAGTGCTTTTTTGGGTCCATTCCAACCGGGGTCCACGTTTCAATATCCGATGGGATTGACCTGTCTTTGATTAGCCTTCCTTCAACCGTGGCAATCGGATGCTTTGCAGCCCTTCCTTCCTTGATCGCAACCGCACCCAGTTTGGATTCCTCGCTTCCTTCTTTTACGAAGAATCTTACCGGGCCAGAAAGGCGGACATTGGTGTCGTAGCCAATCCTGTCGCCCACGTTTCCGGGGGTTGCAGGTTCGTGAATCGTTTGAACATATGTGCCCCTGTTCAGGAATGCAGGGATGTCGATGCGGACGCCAACAGGAGATCCTTCTGGAAGCGATTCGTGTTCACGCCAGAACGGTTGCTTTGATGAAGAAAGGGCAGCTTTGGCTTTTTCCTCGGTAGGCGGGTTGGCGAAGTCGACGTTGCGGCCCACCTCGCGCTGGTTGGCGGCAGGCATGAACTTGGGATCGTACCCAAACTCAAAGATCGAATCGCCGTTGGTGTAGAGGTCGCCGGCTGGCACCGTCTTCTCAAGGATCTTGTAGTCGCCACCCAGCGCACCTTCGCCATGCTGCACGGCATAGCTCTTGATCGTGGTGATCCAGTCGCCGGGGTTGATCTCGTTGGACTGGATGCCCTTTGGGATGGCTCGGAACACCTTCACAGGCGCATCCGGCTTGCCCTTGGTAGCTTGGATGATACGGGCAGCAGCCTTGTCCGTTGCATCGCCGCTTGCGTGACCGTAATAGCGAGCCGCATTTGGCCCGTAGATGTCGTCCGGATAGACATCTTTCAGATTGTCCAGCGGGGCACCGGAATCGCGCTGTGGGGCGCGGTGCTCGCCGCTGTAGTCAGGCATGAAGCGCAACATGGCTTCCTTGATCGGGCCATGCTCGGTGTCCGACTGGTTGAGCCGGTCCCACACCTCGTGGTGCAGAAGTGTCTGTGCGAAGTCCTTGAACGCAGCAGGCACATTGATTCCGAGCTGCGTCAGACGGTCCTTCTGCTCCATCAGCACCTGCTTGGTGACAGGCACTTCCTTGCCGTACACCAGCTTGCCTTGACGGCTGTCAAAGGTCGGGATGTCGCCGCGGCCAAGCTGGCCTGACCAGAACCCAACCTTGCCGTAGCTGATGCCTTTGAAGTTGTTCCTGACGTAGTCGATGAACTTGTCGGTGGGCATCGTGTTCACCGCGTCGATGATCTCCTGAGCCTTCGGATAGAACTGCTCGACGGCAGTCTTCATCTGCTCCTTGAGCTTGTTGTGGAATCCGAATGACCGGAACTTCTGAACCACAGCATCCGCGGCCTGCTCGTCGAACACACCGCTCTCGGCAGCATCCAAGTACTTCTGGCCCTCAGGGGTTCCGAGAAGCTGCGCGAACGCATCCTCTGGGCGCACCTTGGTGCCCTCTTGAAACGGAGCGTCGGGCCAGTTCTTCTTGATGGTAGAAACAGGAAGCTCTTGGCGCTGAATGGATGAAAGCGTGATGCCGTAGGACTTCACGACGTCCCGCAGTGTGATGCCCTTGTCGCGCATCGACCGCATGAAGGCGCCAAAGGCCTTAGCACCGCCCTTGACGTCACCACCACCAACCTCGGATGCAATCGCGTTGATGTCGCGTGCAGTGAGGCTGGACGGCATGAATCGCATATCGCCCTCACCAACCACGAACTTCGGCATATTGGTCTGAATCTTCCTAGTGAATGCCGGCGGCTGTGTTTTCGATAAGAAATCGCGGAACACGTCCTTGATCATCGTCTTCTTAGGCAGTGTTCCAATTGCCTTGCCCGGTATCAGCGCCTCGTATGATGGATGCACCTTGGCTCCAACGGTTTCGGCACGTACTGGCTCGGCACCGCTGAACTGAACCACGGCAACAACCTGACCCGGGGTGAAGTCTTTGTTCTGCAGGTTGTAGTTCCTGAGTACGTCCTTCCAGCTCCTGATTCCAAGTGCCTTCTTGTTGTCGTGCGATCCAATTGTGCGCACCAGAAAGTCACGGTCACTAAACGTAAGTCCTCTTTCAGATTGCTCTCCAGCTCTCTCAAGCTGTGTGAGCCTTGCCCAATCTTCCAGACTGTTTATCTCTGGGACATCGATGCTTTTTCCTTCTCCCCTGCGGTACTCAATCCACTGCTTACGTGCGTTGCGAGCTATCTTGTCGAGCTTCTCCTTGAGCTTCGGGTTCTGCGACATGGAGTCCGCCAACTCCTCACCAAAGGCACGTGAGAACGCACGGCTGGATGCGCTGGACTCAGGGCCACCAAGAACCACTAGACCGATACCGTCGGTGGCCTTGATCTTCTTCATAACTGTGTCGGTCATTCCTGAGAACGTGCCGGCCCATGCGCCTTTGCCTGCAATCTCCGGCAGGAACGGATAGCCCATGCCTCCCATCAGCACGTCAATATTGCGTCCAAGCCGGGTGACATACGGACGCCCAGCATCGGCCCAGTCAGAAACGAAGGCGAAACCGCTCTTGCCGCGCATGGCTTGGCGCTGCTCATCGGTAACCGCCAGCTTTTGAACGAGGTCTTCAGGCATGAACCTGAACGTGCCGAGCAGTTCACCGTCCTTGAGCGCCGATGTGTCACCGGAAACCACCTTCTTCGCAACCTCCGGCGACTCCGGAGTGATTACATCCCCCGCTTGTCGAACCGCCCCGAGTTCTTGCCGGCCTTCTTCTCGGCCTTGCGTGCGACCGACAGCGCTATCGCCACGGCCTGCTTCTGCGGTTTGCCGGACTTCATTTCCGACCGGATATTGCTGCTGACGGACTTCTGGCTGTAGCCTTGCTTGAGTGGCATCTGCTTTCCTTTCTGCTTGGGTTTGGGTGTCGTAGATCCCGATCAGCTTGCCTTCGGGACCGTAGAGCTTGTGCTTGGCACCGCTGATGATGCGGTAGCCTTCATGCG